TCCATTCAATAGTGATGAGTGTGAACAAGAGAGAGTGTAAAGACTGTGGGAAGGTTAAGCCATTGGGTGAGTTTCACACAGCTGGAACTAAGAATGGAATAAAGTATTTCAGACACGTATGCAAACCCTGTTATCAGGCCCGCAAAGCTCATCGCAGACACTTCAATAGAGACTGGATGAGGGAGTATAAATCTAATTTAAAATGTGAAAAGTGTGGGTATTCTAAGTCCACTCATGCATCGTTTAAAATACAAGCTTTAGATTTTCACCACCACAATAATGATAAAGAACACGCAGTTAGTGACATGGTTCATCGTGGGTTTGCTGTTAAAAAAATAAAGAAGGAAATAGCAAAGTGCACAGTTTTATGCAATAGATGCCATATAGAAACTCATTTTTAAAATTCCCTTTTAGCTCCGAATTCGCTTTTACCTTTAGAAAATTCGCTTTTACCTTTAGAAAATTCACCTTGACCTTTAGAAAACTCACTGCCTGATTTTGATGTACTTTCTGGTAGGGCATTTCCTAGTCCAAACCACCAGTTGCGTATTTCGTCATCACCATATCTTTTCAATTTAAATCCTTTCCTGCCTTTTCCGAAGTCTTTATCTTGACCTAACATAAAATCTCCAGCTGTTATTTCCCCTGACATTAACTGTGGCACATCCTCTAGTATTAAGTTATCTATATTTCCAAGCACCACGTCTATAGCCTTTTTTTGTTTTGGATCAAGGTTATCATACTCAACATCTCCCGACAGAATATCTATCACCTGGTCTGTTGCATCGTATATTTTCATTATCTCGGACATTACTGGAGGCATAGAAAAAGAAGTGGGTCTACCTCTCATATAGTTTATTCCGTAATCTAGCCCCCTCCCCGGAATACCAAACCCCTGAGCAGCTCCTTGAAGAGTGTTCATCAGTAAACCATAATTCCTGTCTTTTTCCATTTGACCTTCGTTTATAGTTGCAAGAGTAGTTTCTTTCATTCTTTTTAGCTCTTCGCCTTCTTCTCTGTAATCACTACCTACTAAATTGTATACTAAAGATGGAACGACAAATGCATACAGCCCTCTTCTTAATTGATTGAACTTATCTTTAGTGCTGTAATTATTAAAGTCTCTAAACTTTTTAGCGCTAGTAACCGCTTCATTTACTAAAGCATTTTGAGCACTTGTATATGGAGATACGAAGGCTCCAATTGGATTTTTAGCATAAGCTGGACTGTAAAGAGGATTGTCTGTTTGTTGAAACTTGTCGGTTAATTTTAAATAATCCTTCATAGTTCGATCAAAAGCAGAATTCCTGTCCATTCCTTTAGCTAAATTTGATTCATATAAAGCATATGCTGTGGTAACTCCGCCAAATACTCCTCCCATATCACCTGTTTTGGTTCCAATCATTAGTACATCTATAAGATTTTCTCTTACTTTAGCACCAGTAGACGATGTTCTTATATCCCTGTATCCGGCTAATGTTGGATCTATTCCGGTCCTATTCCATCTGTCTTTAAACATGGGGTGACCCATAAAACTTCTTAAAAAATGGACATCGTTATCTACATCTTCTTTATTAGATGGCGCTTTTGCATTAGGGCTTAGTAACTTAACGGAAGATCTTATTATATCTTTATATCCTATATCAAATTTAGGATCAGTAACAACCATCGGAGCATAATGCATTCCAGATAACAGCTGCTTACTAAAAATAGCAGGCTTTAGCGCTAGTGTGCTAATAACTCCAAATCTATTTATTCCTCTAAGGGCTCTCTCACCACCTTCACTCATGTATCGGTTTCCTGATCTCGAAGTTCCAGAAATAGCCTCATCAAATGTCTCCATTATTCTGCTTAAATCTTGAGCCCCGTACTTTCCTAATAGTTGTTGCATTCTTCCAACAGTGTTATTGTTAAATACAGCGCTATATTCTTCGGCTGCCGGATAAAAAGCCATGGTTCTTTCCATACCATCCACATAGTTAGCTGCATTTTCCATGATGTCAATTAATTTTAAAGGACCATCCTTGTCTGTTTTAGGTTTAATATGACCGGAAATAACATCAAGACCCGAATAACTTCCATCGGGATTAAATAAATCTATTTGGTCTGGCTCTTTTACATCCCTCGCAGTTGATGCATATCTTGTTGTTGAATTAGGATCCTTTAATGGAACACCTGTTATGCTTTCTGCAAAATCTCCGTATCTTAACTCAGCTTCTTCATAAAACTGATACATATTTTCCACTAAATCTTTTAACTTAGGATCATTTTCTACGTATGCAGTGACAGCATCAGGATCTACATTACTATTTCTTAAAGATTGTGGTCCATTCACTTGATTCATCATATATAAATGAGCTACTTGACCATTACTAAGATCTTTTTTGCTTCCTCCAACTTTTATACCGCTGTCTTTAGTTAAATACCGCTGACTCACCCCTGATTTAACCATTGTTTGTTGCAGTTTAGGAACCATAGTATACTGACCCACTATGTAATTGTATTTAGCGTCTACTACTTTGTCTGTTAAATTATCAATAGATTTTTTTACTTTAGGACCACCTACTCTTTTTAATTTTTGAGTCATATTATCAATGGTCTCATATCCTTTAATAAACTTTCTAGTTCTGCTTGTCTTTTGATCTTGACTTACCTCTGACTTAGTTGGAGCCGTATATCCTTTTCCACCTGAAAGAGTTTCAAACGGATTCGCCTTTACATATTCTTTTAGTGGTTCTACCCCGTTTATTTCTTTTCCATTTACAATTACAAAATTATTTCTATTTTCTGCTAAGAAAGCTTCTGTCTCTTCATAAGTGTTTAAGTCTTTGGATGGAGCGTTTCTGTACAGTCCTTGATCTATCTCTCCTTTTTGGGATTGAATTTGAGCGGTTCTAATTCTTTTTAAACCTCGAGCATCTAATCTACCTTGTTCTAATATAGAGTTTAGCTGATCATCAATAGCTTCTAACTCACTTATAGACATGTTCTTTAAGTCTTCAACTTGATAGGTGTTTGTAAAGTCATTCCATAATCTCCTAGCAGTTATGCTTATTTTACCTCTGTCTTTACCTTTCTTTTTAGCACTTTCTACAGCTTCTTTTCTGGAGTTAGTTTTAATATCTTCAATGTAAGCTTTTCGGACTGACTTTTCTACCTCTACAATGGCTTTGTCAATAGCTTTATCTACTTCTAGGTAATTCATTTCTTTACCTGTAGCTGCGTTTAATATATTTTTCAATTGACCTTTTGTGAACTTTATGTTCTTGTCTTTAGCCATTGAGTTAATAATATTATTTAAAGTTTCTTTAAACTCATCGGTAGCCTTTACACTATATTTCTCTGTAGCATCAGCTTGACGTTTTAAATCTTTTTTAAGATTATTTAATTCTACTAACGCCTCCTTGTCTTTTCTGTTAATAGCTAAGTCTGCTTGCCTATCTGTGTATCCTTTAGCTTTTAAATTTTCTTTATACAACTTCTCTCCTTTTGTTCCAGAAGCAACTATTTCATCTAAATCTTTATCTATTTTGTACTGTCTTTTAGGCGGCTCTTCTATTTTCCCGGGCTCCCTAGGCTCTTTTATTTCTGCTTCTGCAACTACTTCTTCTTGGACCGTCTTCGCTTCCGGTTCAACTTTGACTTCTTCTTGGACTTCAACTTCTTCGGTAGGTTTTGTTGGTTCGGGTACGCTTTCTCCCATCGTTGGGCTATCTGCGGGTGGTTCTTGTGCAGGAATCGCCTCTGCGCTTGTGACTTGAACGGCATCTTGTTTATCTTTTATAGTTATTTCTTGTGGAGCGGGTTCTTGTACAACTTCTTGTACAACTTCTTCTGTAGCTGGCTTCGTTATTATTTGAGTTTGTTTTCCTCCGTTTTGGTCTACAGTGTTTAGCTTAACAACATCAGCTCCTTCTTCAAATGCTTTGTTTATTGCCTCTGTTTCCGCATCATCGTATGCTTTACCTGGAGAATACTTAGACCCATCTATTTCTACCGTAGCTACCTTGGATCCTTTAGGTATATCTTCACTTATTATTCCCTCTTCTCCTGCATATTTTTGTGCTGTTGTAATATCTTCGCTATAAAACTTTCCTTTAACATTTGGATGTCTTGTTCTTACGCTTCCATCTTCATTCGTTTTACCTCCTGTTCCTTTGTATACAGTTAAGTCTTCTTCTAATATTTCAAAACCAGGTGCACTTTCTGCGACCACTTCAGCTTCTAATACAGGTTCTTCAGTAGGAGTTACTCCCTCTGCGGTTGTAGACTTACCTTGTGATATCTCATCTCTATACTTTCGAAGACCTTGAAGCTGAGGATTTTCTACGCCTTGCGCAGCTAGCTCATTAACGATTTGAGTTAAACGTGGATATTTTTCTGAAAGTGCTTGTGCATTATCCACCATCTCTACATTTCTTCTCTCTTTTACATTTATTAAATTAGTTATGAATTCTAATTCTGTTTCTTCCCTACTAGCTATTTCTTCTTTTAAAGATTTTATTTTAGTTAACTCATTAGTTAACTCTTCTTTTCTTTTTATTATGTTAGGAGAATTTTGAGCAGGAGTTTTATCTGGATCATTTAACTTATCCAATTCTCTTTGTAAATCTTTTTCAGCTAACGAAGCTTGAGTATATTCTGCTCTTTGCACAGTGTTAGGAATAGCCTCTTTGTTTTTTGCATCTTCAGCTTTTATTTGTTGAATAACATTTATAGCCTCCTGCGTATTGCCTTGCGGAGTAATGTTATTATCAACATTAGAAACGGCTGTCGATGTAATCCCTTCTCCTGGAACAGTAGTCACTGCTAAAATAGTAGATATGCCATTGGCATCACCAACGGTACTTACACTTTGTGGATTAACAGATAATTCATTAACGCTGTTTTGAGATTTTACTGAATTGTTTTTATTAGTTTGTAATTTCTCAATAGCTTTTTTAGTTTGACTAAGATGATTATTAGCTACTATAACTTGACTTTCTTGTGCGGCAGCCTGCTTTTCAGCGGCACTTCCATTTTGCATTATATCTTCGAATCCTTCTTTTAATAGCTTAGTACTTTCTTGAGGGTTGTTTCTGTTACTTTCCCAATTGTTGTACGCCTCTTGGCTTCTGAAAAACTTATTAATTCTGAAAAACTTATTAAACTTAGGCACTCCATATTTGAACTTATAAATGTCATGCATTAAAGCTTCTCCTGTTTTACTGGAAATCATTCTATTAGTGAGTAAGAACCAAAACATAGTTTGAGCTTTGGCTTCATTCTTCATTTCCTCATTTGGAAGAGACTCTACATACATCTGAGTATTAATACCTCCTCCATCTGTAAATAAATCTTGGAAGTATTCTACAGCAAACATAGTGCCTGTCCCTGCGCCTGCGTGTACGACATCCTCGCCTACAGATAGAAGCGTTGAGGTAGGTGTAAATCTACCTAGTTTAGTTTCATTAAAAGTCTGTATACCTTGATTTATTCTTTGGTGAACTTTAGTTCCTTGCATTACTTCACCTACAATTCCTATCCCTCTAGATGCCATCCCAAAAGCTCCAAACATATAAGGATCATACATCTCTCCTGCCCCTACTTTTTTATCAAACGCTACTCCTGCAGTACCTACGGCACTAGCTTCGCTTAACCCAACAAGACCAACGTCTAAAGAGCCCGCTAAAAATGGGTTAATGTTCTTAGATTTAGCAATGTATGTTCTAGCTCCGTCAAATATACTTTTTGCTTTTTGCGATTTAAAAGCTAAGTCTCCTGTTAATCCTGCTTTATATGCAGCAGCTCCTCCTTTTATTGTAGATGGAAGTTTTAGTAAACCTGACCCTCCTCTAAGCTCTAATATAAACTCCCCTAATGTCCCTGTTAAAATGCCATAATCATCATACGCATCATATTGAGTAGCGGCTATTTGCCGTTCCATTTCAGGACCTTCAAATCCTCCTGCCTGTAAAGCCCTTGTATAATAATCACCTCTGCCTATGCCAATTGGACTATACACCTCTTCTCCTACACCAGTTCCATAAAAACCACCAATAAATCCCTGCCCGCTTCTACTAACTGCTCTATCAAAATTAGGGAAGTAGTCTCCTAAAATATTATATCCATCAACGGAAACAACATCCGAAGCTTCTCTTTCTTTTCCAGGTGCACCAATAGAAGCTTGCATTAATCCCGCATCTACATATCTATTTGACTTAGTAGGATCTTCATTTAAAACAATAGCCCGATGCACGGCATCTAGTTCATATCGTAATTCATTATATAGCTGTGCAGATTCTGTATTGCTAGATAAAAAAGGCAGCCCAGCTCTTAAATGCATGTTGTTATTGTCAGGAAATAAAGCTATAACCTCATCTGTAGGAGTGTCTACAGTAGCAACAGACGGATTTTCAGATAAGTTTTTTCTTCTTGTTTCATAATCAGTAAATGTTAAGGACCCTAAAAATTCCTGAATTACTTGCATGGTATTTCTGTCCACCTCTTTTTCTGGATTAGCTTTTATTTTTTTAGCTACATTCATTAACTGGAAATAGATATCTCTTTCTAAAGCTATTAATTGCTCAGGACCATATGACTTAGTATACTCCTTAGCTTGGTCATCTTGTATAAGGTTGAACGCTTTTTCTCCAGGAGCCATCTTGTCATAATTGCCTATAATAACTCCACTCTCTGGATCATACACACGATTGTTTGGCTCAGACATAGAAGCCCATTCACTATTTACAATATCCCAATCTGAACCAAGCATAAAAGCTTCTTGAGTATTTTGCATTAACTTCTCTTGCTTGTCACTGGACAGCTCATCAAAAGTAAGATCTATCTGAAGTTTAGGATCAAAATAAATTTGATTATTTACATCGTTTATTCGATTGATTTGATAACCTATATTGTTTCTTAACTTATACAACCCTGCTGTTTTTAATAAGTCTTCCTGATCCTTGAATAAACCTGAAGATAAGTTTCCGTTTATAGTGGCAAAGTCACCTACCTCTTGGTCAATTAAAAACGTGGCTTGATCTCTGTTTAAATTAGAGTAGTTTTGTATGTCGTAATTAAAGTTTTTGTATCTTGGATTTATTAATCCAACTTCATTAAAGTCAGGATAACTGGCACTCAAATTTTCTGTAATATCTCCTAACCCTAATTTTCCAGAAGCCACACGATGCATGGGGTTACTAGTGTAATAATCTTCTAAAGTATTATAGCCCAACAATAAAGACATAGGTGACTGAGACCCTTGCTTACTGAAATCCATGTATGCCTCAATCGCTTGTTGAGGATTTATCTCGTCCCCGTAAGTTTTGTTAAATGCAATTTCTTTTGGAGTTGGCATTTTACCTGGAGCCACCCCTAGCTGACCGCCTACACCTGGCGCACCTTCTACTCCTAATCCCATGTCTCCACCTAGTATGTCTGGACCATCAAATTCAGAATCATTAAGACCAATAATTGGCAAGTCTGGTGGTCCCTGAAAGCCGTCCACACCAGTTGCTCCTGTTGCTCCTGTTGCTCCTATAGGTAATCCCTCAGGTGTATACCCTAAAGACTTCATATAATTTTCCAATTCCACAGCCTCTGTGTTTGGACTAGGTATATCTCCAGCTCCTACTGCACCTGTAACACCCTGTGCTCCTGTTACTCCGCTTAGACCAGTTGGTCCTGTTCCCCCCTCGGGTTGAGCTGCGGTTTTCCAACTTCCCTCGCCATAAGCTAATGCTTCTTCTTTATTGTCTCCAAATTCAATTACCTCACCCCTTCTGGCAGCTTCATTATAAGTAAACATCCAGTCGTCTTCGTTAGACATATTTACCCATGATCCATCATCTTCTTGAAATAAACTAGGGAACGAAACCCACGACCCATCGTCAAGTTGTTCAGTTCTCATTAAGTGAGTAGATGGAGCTTGTCCTTCAAATAAAGGAGTCTCAGAAACATTTCCTGTTGTTTCGTCAACGTAAATTACTCCTTCTCTTTTTGGCGCGGTTCTAAAGATTCCGATGAAGTAATAGTTTCCTCGCCATTTGAATCGGATACCGTAACTTCCTCTTGAGAAATAACCTCGGGTGTTTCGTCTTTTTTTTTTACTGGAGCCTCCGGAGTTCCGATGGCGTAGTTTTCTTTTATCTGCACTATCTTTTCAGGATCAGGAGAGTCACCTGTATAGTGGACGTACAAATCATTTATTAAAGCTTCATCATTATCTTTATAGTTATCAACTAGCTTAGAAATTTTTTCCGGACTCGGAGATTCATTTGTCTTTTCTAAGATGAAATCATTTATTAAATTTTCTCTACTCATGCTTTATTTATTTAAATAAGTCTCTTTTGTATTGATCAGACGTGCTTCCTCTATAGTAATCTGTGTAGGGTCGTGTAGGCTCTTTAATGAAATTTAACATCGCCTCATAAGTAGTTAGGTTTTTGTTATAAAAAGTTTGATCATCTGGTAATGCTTCAGGCATTGCTTGAAACACAAACTTCTTAGTTTTTGTACCATCTTTTCCTCCCTTAACCGTCATTTCTATAAACTGCTGACCAGTACTAGCTGCTTGAACATTAGTCCCCATATTTTGCATCATATTTTGTTTAGCTGTTGCATTTAGTCCTGTTTGATTTAAGAAGTTAGCTTTATTTAAAGATTGCCCTGCATTATAGTCTATTTTATTTGCTATAGCACCCGTAGCATCTTTATCATATATTTTCATACTAGTAATAATGTTAGCACCTCCCTTACCAATAGCACTTGTTCTTCCGGTTGCTTTTTTTACAGGGTCATAATTTAAGGCGTTTATTTCATCAACTAAATTACCCACACCATCAAACAAAGTAGTGGTATTATAATCCACACCCCCACCTGGTAATGCACCAAATTTAAACAATAGCTTAGATCCTAACCCCCTCTTTTTTCTTTCAGTAGAAGAGATTAGTTTCCCTCTAGTTCCTTCAAACCCATAAGGCGTAAGGTCAAAGGTAGGAGGCAATGCTTTAATCCCTTCCTCTACTCCCAACTGTTGTTTAGGGCTTGTGTCAAAAGCCTTTCTATCTATTAGTCTATACAGTTCAGCTAAGTCTGATTTGGTAGCATCTAAGTCATCACCTTTAAATTGACCGATGTTAATTTCTTGAGTAGTTCCATTAGCCATCATCAACTCCACGCTTTGAGGACCTACTCTGTATTCATATATCTTATCATCTGCTTTTAAACCAGGGCTATTATTGTAGGTGTTAAGTATTCTGTCCCATGTAGGTTGATTCCCTCTTCTAAGTTCTAAAGCAGTTATTAAGTTTCCTCTAGCTTTTTCTTTTCTATTTCCATAAGCAAATCCACCACTGCTATAAGAAGAACCCTTTGAAAAACCTAATTGACCATCAACATTATCTTGAATCCTATGAGTTAATTCCTCTAGCTGCTTATCAGTAAGTTCGGCTTGACGTTGATTGGTTCCATTAACTACCATTTTTATACCAAGCTCTGGGTCTCTATTTCCTAAAGCAAACCTACCTGTAGTAGCTCCCTCTTCATACACGAAATAATCGGCAGTCCCAGAAGTTAATAAAGCATTCGCAGCTACATTAGGTTGTGCAGTAATAGCTTTATAAGTATCTTTTATTATACCTCCATAAATCTCCTCAAACTTTTTACCATCTGCCCCTCCTAAACTGTCAAACGCAATAGCCATTCCAGAAAATGTTGTAGTAGTAGCTCCATCTGCACTTTTTCTAAACGTTTTTAAAGTCTCTATATTTTTACTAAAATTTTTAGTGTAACTACTTACATCTGTCCAATCTGATTGAAAGTTTTTTTGGTTAAGTAAAGAGTTTACTTCAATGGGCTGATAATTCCCTGTAGACTCCCCCTTCTCATTGATGTTGTCTATATACATTCTTCCGGTAGGATCTAATATAGACCTTTGCTTAGAGAAGTCTGTTTGACTATAATATAAAGGAGCAAAGTATAAGTCTTCTAAAGGACCAGCGTAAGGTTGTTTAGTTCTAGGATTTATTTCGTTTTTTCTTCTATCAAATTCCACTAAAGCTGCTTCATAAGTTTCTAAATATTGTTTATAAGCATCGAAACCATTTTTAGCATTGTTATTAAACATTTGAACTTGAGCGGGAGTTTTGCCGGTGTTGTTAGTGTTTTCAAAAAATAAAGCATTTCGCATATCAGAAACAGTTTGACCTATCATTGCAGATAAGTCTGGATTCCTTTTATTTGAAAAGTCACGTATGCTTTCTGCAGCCGTAGTATACGACTTCATTTTAGCAATATTGGCTTTTTCTTGTTGCTTTTGTTTTTGAAGTTGATCCTTCTGAAACTGCTCCTGCATCTTCGTGAAGTCTGCGGGTTGCACCGCTTCATAACCTATATATGTTGCTAATCCGTTTGCCATTTTATTTTTTATCTACGTATTCCTGTATCTACTTCAAATTGACTTAGTATGTCACCATACGTTCCTTGACCTGCTAAATCAGATGGTTGTGGTATTGTTCCGTATTTACCTTGATGCCAATCAGAAAAAACGTCAAACCACTTATCTAATTTCGGATCACCTGGCGTATATTCCCCACTAGCAAAAGCTTGACCCGCCTCTCCCCATCCACTTGAGTCATAACCTAAATCTGTAATACCATACCCAGATAAATCAAATTGAATAGGATATTGATCTTTAGTTGGTTGACTTGGAGTTTGACCTAAAGTTGCAACTTCATATGCATTAATAGGCGTATATTGTATATCGGTCCCTGGTATAGTTACTAGTGGGTAAGCTGGGTTGTATCCTGTGGTGATAATATTATTATTATTTCCTGCAGCCCCCGTTGCACTAGTTGCTCCAGTGGCTCCTGTTGTTCCTGTGGCGCCAGTAGAACCCGTAGCTCCTGTTGAACCTGTGGCTCCTGTTGCCCCTGTAAGACCAGTGACTGAAGTTGTGTAAGGATTTACCATTTGATTTCCTACACCAGAAACAAGTTTACCCCTAAGCGTATCATATTCTTTTTGAGTGATGGTTCCTGCGCTAAGTTGTTTATCTAATTTTTTAATTCCTTGTTTAAGTTTAAATTGAGGGTTGTTTAATTCTTGCCCTATTCCCGTTGCCACTTGAACCCCCGCTTGCAACATCGCTTGATTTGCAGCTTGTTCCTGCATTCTTGCTTCCTTGCCAGCTTGTTGTAGTCCGAATATTTCTTGATAAGCCTGTTGTAAATCTTTTTGTTTATTCATTACATCAATCTGCTGTTCTTGTTCTTGAACTGCTTTATCTGCTAAAAACTGAGCTCTTCTATCTTCCTCTGTTATGTTTACCATAGCATCGGTACTTGCCTGAACTGCTTTAGGTATATTTGCTACACCTCTTTGTCCAGCTTCTTTTAATGTTTCAACCGCAGCTGTTTCAGCTCTTTCCGCAGCTTGCATACCTCTAATATTTTTAGGAACTGTTAACGCTTCTAGTTTATTTACAAATTCTACATCATCAAGAGTTTGTTTAGCGGCATTTAATTTCATCTCTAAATCTGCCTCTGCTGCCATGGCGTTGCCTTTTTGTACTCCAGCCATACCGAGTTGAGCCACTCCTAAAACTAATGCAGGAGCTATACCTAGCACAACATCGCTATCTTCGCCCATTGTAATATTTAAGTAAATTAATAAAACAAATAAAACAAAGTTGAAAATATATTTATACATATTATTGGGGTTTTTACAAAGATACTAAATTAAGGATAACTCTTGAATATTTCAGAATTAACAGCAAATAATTCCGACTTATCATTACTAAGGTTTGTTAGGGTAACTTCTGCATAATGACCTCTTAACCCATATGATTCTACTTGAGCATTTTTTGCAGTAAATATAAAGTTAGTGGCAGCAGGCGTATTAGTAGGGTTTGTTATCTCTATGTATTGCGGTAAAGAAGTTCGGTTTATTGCTGTAATTACACCTATCTCAAACAATGTACCACCTGCTTCATAATAAGCCACGTCACCTACCGCTGTACCAGCCACGTAAGCATCTACCAATGGATTAATTGGATTATTTAAATCAAACGCAAATTCTATTCGTACAGGGTTGCCAGGAATAACATTACTTGCGTTGCCTATTCCCTGTGTGGAAATTTGAGACCAATCTACATTTAGCCCCGTCTCTGTTGCGTCTCTTCTCACATTAGCATAATAAGAACCTTCTTTTAAAACAAAATAAGTATTTGCAATACTGCCAGTATGTAAGTCACTAATTAAATCTGCGGTCCACTGTTGTAAGCTTTCCAATTCAAGAGTCTTAAACATTTTAGCTTCCGTAGGTTGATCATTAAACACAAACCGAACTGAAGAAGCTACAGAGGCAGCTCCATAATAAGAGTTTCTTACAGGGTTTACATAGTGTTTCCATGGCTTACCTTGGTAAAAAGTATAAAACACACTGTTCATACCAATCATCCACTCTGGATAGTAAGAATGAAAAGATGTCCACCCTTTTGCTTGGGGATCAAAACTTAATGTTACTTCACTCATTTTATATTATTTATACTGTTCACACTCATCATTTATGGACAGGTAAATATATCTACTATTATACCTTTATCATCTATTAATAACGCACTTCCGTTTGGTCCAATGTTGGGAGCTTTATACCATACGTATCCTCCTTTAAAGACTTCTCTTTGACCGGTCCCTCCTTTTCCTACAGAAGGTACGCTAACTTCATCGTTTACCTTAGGATCATCTCCTGTCCCATTATGATAAAATAACGTAGCAGTGGGAGTTAATCCACATCCAAGCGCACTAGAGTAAGCAAATTGCTCGCCATCCATTTCAAATGTTTTCTGACCTACATCAGCTACACTTAAAGTAAGTGTAAATACCGGACTAGCTCCAAAACAATTTCTTGCTACAAACTCAATTACAAAAGTTCCACTAGCCCTTGGAGCACCTGATATTATTCCCTTTTTCAAATCAAAAGACATACCTTCCGGTAAGAACAACTCAGCAAGCACGCCTGTAGTTGTAGAAGTAGTGCTTCCCGAAGTAGTAGTATAACCTCCTGTAGTTAAAATAGCCAAGGTAGAATTAGGTCTTATACTTGCATTTCTAGCTATGGAGTCGCAATCATTCCAACTTATGGTAGCTCCGTCTGCGCCTGCTGTTATATTTATTTGAGAACATGTGCCATTAATTACATAATCAGTTGGATTGTTAGTGGCTTCAATTTGTAGATAAAAATCTTGTTTTTCAATTAAATTTAAACTAACGGGAGTGTTAATTACTGGTGGAGCTACTTCCGCACATGCAGCACATTGATCTATTTGAGTGACTACACTACTATCGTCTATAAATAAATAAGTAGCATTTGGAGCTACAGCAGTTCCATACCTGTGCCAGCCCGAACTTAATCTACTTAGTCCTAGTGGGTTTTCATAAACTATGTCACCTTCTACAGGTAATGCAGCTGCACCATTATGATATCTTGTAGTATTTACAGGAGGAGGAGCTACTCTACAAACATAAAGAGGATCCGAAGGATCAATAGATTCTTGTGTAGATCTCCAATCAAATGCAGTCAAGGTAGGTAGAGGAGCGGTTAATCTAAATGTTTGATTATCTCCATAATGTTGTATTTCCACATCATACACATTAGTATTACCCGTTTTTAAAAAGTCTAATGTTCCAGCCACTGTTGTTGGCGTAGGTCCACTTGTAGCTATTACGGTATCTCCTTGTTTTATAGTAAATATATTACCTAGTGCTCCACCACCACTTGTAGGTGTGTAAGCTAAAGAAACTCTACCTTCATTATTTCCAAAATTTATTTTACCTCTAAAAGTGCCGGGTACATTATTAGCAGCGGCAGGAAAATCAAATTGAGCAGCAGCACTGGCTTGGATTTCGTTAGTGTAATCTACTATAATGTAAAAATACTCAAATCCAACTCTATTGAAAATAAAATTACCACTCCACGTAGTGCCTCCTAAAACAGGGGTGAATGTATTAAGTCCGGGGTCTGCTAATAAATCACTAACCTGACTTTGGTTGTATTTTGTGTTAGTAGCTAAGTAGTACATTTTACCTCCCAACAAATCAGAAAATATCTCTTTACCTGCGGCTCCTGCTTCACTAGCTTCGACAGTAACAGTATCTCCTTCGTAAGGAATACCTACTTCTCCTTCTTGACCATTTAATATTCTCTGCACAAACAACTCATTGTCAGTTTTTAACTCTTTATTTAAATAAGCTAGTGCTCCAACTGTATTGGAACTGTAATCATAAGTTACGTCTCCAGTCAAAACGCTTCCTGTCTGTCCTTTTCCTATCCCCCAAACTTCTATTTCTACAGGCAAAGTTCCGTTTTGAGTAATGGTTTCATTAAACACAATTCCATCGCAAGTAGTAACAGTTAAAGTCAACGACCTTCTGGGGCTTGACACTGGTTGAGCAGCTACAGTTATGGAGACGGTTTCGTCATTGCTTCCGTTATAGGTTGGAGTATTCCCGTTTACGGTTACCCAAGAAGTTCCATCGCCAGTATCATTCAAAGTAACTGACCACGATCTTGTTGATTCTATTTCTAAAAAAACCGTAGAAGAACCAAAAGAAAATATAGGATTTGATTTAAATAACCCTTTAACATTACTTTCACAAGGAATAGCATCTTGATCAGTGTTAGACACTACATATTGTTCTTTAAAAGGATCATACACTCCTAGCTTTTGTTTTAAAAAATTATCTCTAAATAAATCTTTGAAGTAGTCACTCATCCCTAAGTTGTTTATTTCAAATAATCCATCTCCTCCTAATCGAATAACAGCTCCTCTTTTAGCATCGGTGAAATACAAGCTATTGCCCCACTGAGCAAAACTTTCAGGATTATGACTTATACCATATTCACCAACATAAGGTATTTGAGTTCCTAAAACTTCGGGTATTGCAGTAATAGATCCACCACCCACTGAATCAGATAATAAGTTTTTACCAAATAATATTTTAGATATTTTATCTTCCTGAAGAGTAATAATGTCATTATCCCTAGTGTGAAGTTTTTGTATTGGACCATATTCTTTATTTACATCCTTGTAATTAGCTAATGAAAGGTTAAACTCATTTAGATTGTTTAAGTTAGTGTTTTGCACAAACACTCCGCTATAAGTTAAACTAGCTGACAAATGTTCTTCTTCATATTTCTCTATACTACTACTAGCCCTTGGAGAATACTTTAGCCATGGCAAAACATCATCTGATTTAATCCTTGTAGCTTCTATGCCATTTCCAAAAGAAAAACAGTTAAATTCTACGTTTTGTTGTTGAGCTAATGTAGGTGATGCAAGAGTATTAGTATTTAAACTTACAATTGCAGATTTTGTAAAAGGAAGTTGATCTTGAATATTTCCCTCATGTAGTCCAGCAGGCTGATTTATGTTAAATGTAAATGGGGTTTCATAAAACACGTCTGAAGAGTTTTCAATAGGTTTAGTTTCAAAAACTGGCGGAGAAAATTCATTTTGAATTATTTTAAATTCACATTCTATTTCTGTTATTTTTAGATCTGAATTTACGGAATTAAAAGACCAATTATTAGTTTGCTCTTGTATAGAACTAGCCTTAATAAACATTAAAATAGGTTGAGTATACGACAATAACATAGCATAATCATTCCATTGACCTTGTCCGTTTAAATAAGGAGCTCCTTGCGGACCGTTAGATAAAGCTTGAGAAAACTGATATTGAGCTACATCCTCCCCACTAACACTAAATGATCTGGCTCCTGCGTAATTAACATCACTATAAACTTTTCTAAAAAACACCCTAAAACCTCTGTTATTAGACCCGTCTTGAGCGTTTATATGCCTAAGTGTTTGCCATATTTCTTCTTCATAGAAAAACTCTTCTATATTGTTGTATTTTGCACTGGATATAAACTGATTTTTACTCTCTCTAGTGCCCACTACACTATTTCCTAACCAATACTTTTCCGTTAAATTCATTTGAATTATTGCGCCAATATTTATAGGCTTATCCCTGTAATTAGGAACCGGATTAAGATTAGAGGACGGTAAAGAGTATATTATTTCCCCTGATGATGATTTACCACCGCTAACTGGAGATACTCCTGCTAGTGCATTTGGTGAAGTAATACTACTAGAAGTGTTGGGACCAACTCCCGTGTTTTCAGTAGTTACACCAAACAAATTAACACCAAACTTAGAGTGTACATTTATAATAAAATAATCATTTTCACTATACCCTGGTCCATCACTAAACCTAATAAGAATATCTAAATCATACAGGGAATTGTTATTTGATGTCACACCTGGAGGTGGATTATTAATAGAATAGTTAGAAAAATAGTGGGCGGCTAAACTTACGTTTTCATACCAAACTACATAAATTCCATCCTCAAAACTCTCCACTTTAAATGTTTCGTTAGGTGTGATAGTTACTCTTATTCGCGCATCTCTTAAAGCTGATGTAGAGTTTTCACTATCCTTAGATCCTTTTACTAGTTGTAGTGTGGTATTAGTGGTTGATGATCCATAAAAATGAGGGAAGTCAATTTGAGCTACAGCTTCCGCACTTCCATTAAGTCCAGTAAAATTTAAATCCTCAATAATGTGACCTCCAAAATTAGGGGATGATGTAGTTGCAGGAAATGACGAGCCTAAACTATTTCCCGTAGCTGGATATCCTCCAATACCTTCTGCTTCCCATTGACCTTCATATTCGTCTAAAATAATAGTACTATTGCTGTCAGAGATTTTAAAATACGTTCCCGCTATTTCATCATTCCCTAAAAAATCTCTTTCTTTTGTTTCTATTTCCAGTATTTTATATTCTTGATTAGAATTAGTAGCAACTCCATTAATTTGTTTCATATATATATAAGCCCCTTCTTCAAGTTTAGTAACTTCAGACCTTATGATAAAGAAATAAAAGTCGGAACCATCTCGATAACTTGCTAAAGGAAATATAGTGGAATAGTTGTTTTCTTTGCTTTGTTTTAAATATATTCTATACTTAGAAGCCCAAGCTGGAGCTTTATTATAAATGGAAACTCGTAAATCATTTATATCATTTGAATGTGAGGGAGGGATGTAAGTAGTGTTAGTAAATTGACTTGAAGAAGTTGCAGGTGTTAAAACTGTACTCATCCTTCCATAGTCATCTAAATAAACTATTCCCACTTCATAATCTCGATCACTATGAAAGCTAGGCAACCCTTTTAAAGTGGCTGTAGATACGGATTGATGATCAAGTGAAAAATCCATATTTACCTCATTGTCATTGGAATCAACTAAATCATACCCTTGGATATAGTTACCATAAATCAACCTGCTTCCTATAATTTCCTGAGCCTTAGCTTTTCTGGGTACATTGTCAAACAATCTAGACACTTCATCCGCACTTAAAATCGAATATATTTTGCTGTTATTAAATAATACATCTACAGAAGTATTCGATAACCAAAGATTATTTTTTTTGTTAAAAGTTTCTATAACATATACTGCTCCCGTATACTCATTAAAAAACACCAATTGAATATCATCTACTTGCTCTTGTCCTGTTTCAAATGTGACTTTTACTTGGTTAAAACCATTTATCATTGAGGTGAAAACACCTTGAGAATAGTCAAAACTAAAATTAGTAGTTCCAAAAGACGTGGAAGAAAAAGGAGATAAAGAACTATATTCATTGTTTTCGTAGCGCCACCTATACCCAAATCGAATATATTTTTCTGCTAAATAATTTTCTTCATTAGTTAACGATTGAGGAAGTAGATTTCCACTGGTATTTTGAAGCTCAATAACAGGAGCATTTAAAGGCGGTTTTACTATAACTGAAATGTCATCTTCTGTAAATGCATCAAAACCATAATACCTGTCTATGTTTAATCTTCTAGGAGGGTTTAAATTATCTGTCCAAAAAAGTAAATTACCGATGATGTTTATACCTGTTATGGTATATTCCTTATCAAATTTAAGAACTCTACCTTTTGTGTCTTTTAATAATACAACATGACTATTTGAAGTTTCATTATACCTTAATATATAATCAAAATTTGTATCCGTAACAAACCAATAAAACTCTTCATTAGCTCCATCTGCAATCGCTCCAATAGTAGCTGCACTAGCACTTAAAAAAGATAAATCACCACCCACTTGGTTATTTCCTAATATGTTTTCAATAGAACCTACATTAGATTCTTCGGATGTGGAAACTCCAATATTTTGCCCATCACGATACTGACCTTGTGGTATTAACCTCTCATCGAGGTCCTTGTTCATTATACCTGCGGTAAAAGTTCTAGTTATTTTCATTTAATCCATTTAGCTCTACCTCTTAGTGGCATAAGAATTCTGCTTGGGTGAAGGTTGCTTAATCTGATTTTAGCATTTCTTAATTTAGAGCTTTTTTCTTTTCTAGCCCTATTAACCACATACTCAGGTACATTTAATTTATTATCTAGCACAGCCCATCTTATATACGCATATAAATAGTCTTCGGCTAATTTATTTATCATAACATCATCATCATGACCTCTTTCAAGACCATCTGAAACATACTCTAATATTACTAACTCATTAGCCATGTCAGAGCTAAAGTTAATTACACCGCCCTTTTTATCTATTCTAAAGTTAGGGTTTTGATTAGCCAATGAAGTGTTCATTCCATATTTACCTCCTAAGCCATAAGTAAAAAACCAATTACCATCACAGCAATATCCTTCTCTACCGTCATAAGGATGACCTGGATTTAGATACAAAGTAGGCTTAGTTCCCATTATTCTCTTGTTGTCAATAGCTGATGTGCTGCCTAAAGCGTTTCCGTCTATATCAAACAACACTTCGCAATCGTCATCTTGTAAATACGCAGAAGAATAATTAGTTTGAAAGTTTTCTATTAAGGGAAATAAAATTCCGTTTTTAAATAAAGATATCCTTACATAATTTACATAATCTGCTGGAAGAACATATTTTAAATTAGAACAAACATCCATCTCTAAAATCTTAATATTCTTCAACGCATCATAATTAATTTCTTGAATGCCTCTTTTAGCATGAAATAAAAGCTTGTATCTATTTTGTTTGCTCACTAAGCTTTCGTCTCCTTCAAACATTAATTCAAAATTGTTAACTATGTCTTTTAGAGATACATACTGATAATTACCCCAATTAGTACTTTGAGGAACTACTCCGTTATTGGTGTAGTATTTTTGATCTGTCATTGAGTATGCCATACGTTATTGTGTTACTTGGTTTTGTTGAACTTGTTGAACTTGCTCAAACTGAACTACCTCCGCTTCTCTAATACTAATTCCTGCATAACCTAGTATTTTTATAATTAAATCTATTGAGTCATCTAAAGGTAATTCAAAATCTTGATACCCAGTAGCTGATGAGTTAAAAACAGGATCTCCATCAGGACCAATAGCGTTGTAAGTCCAATTTGGCTTAACGGGATATCTCACATATTGACAAAAAACTTCTCCGTATAAGTTAATAGACAATGGATAAGCCGACACTAAATCATCTTGTAATGTGTATGCAGGATAAGTAGAAGTTGGAGATGTCAAGTTTGATGCGTTAAGTTTTATTATTTTTCCTTGACTAACTCTTTCCATGTCTCTAGCGCTTGAAGCTTTTAATACTTTATAATTCTCTGGAGTAGCTAAAAATATATCGTCAGTTAAAGTTAAAGTAGTTGCTGCGATATCTACAACATATGCATATTTTTCAGCTGTTATATTAACAACTACGTCACCTACTGAAATTCCATCCGTATCAAAAGTAGCACCGGCATCTACTAAATCATTAGCTACAACAGCTGTATTAGTACCACTAACTAACAATGTTTCATATGCGGTAAGCCTATTTAAAGTATACCAATCATCTTGTGTGGTGGATAAACTGGGAGTAAAAAACAAATTACCAGCTTTATGTTTTAGTGGTTTAGTTTCTGAAAAAATATCTATTACTTCTTCGTATTGTTTTGAAATGTCAGCGTAATCTGAATTTGATCTTCGTTGGTTTTTTTTTACAATCCAATTGTTAAAGTCAAAAAAGTAAGACTCAAATACTTCTAGCTGTGCTTGTTCAGCAAATAAGTTAAATTCTTCTGGTGTTAGATATCCGTTATTGTTCTTATTAATTATAGCGAGTACGGTATTTCTAATTTCATTAATCATAAGGGGATATTTGTTACAAAGATAAGTAAAAAAAAAGACCCCTATAAAGGAGCCTTTTATTAAATGTTTAAGTTGTTTTTTTTATATCATGTTTTCTAACATATCTAAAGCTTCCATTCCTTTTTCAGTATGAAAATATGACATTACTGTTTTAATATGGCTTTCACCGTGCTTAACCAATAACATTCTTTTTTTATTGCCAGGTAAGTTATAGTAAACTTCTCGGTTTTTTCTTCTAAAAGACAATAATCCCTTGCTAAACATTTCCTTTACTAAGGACTCTAAAGCCATGTCATCATTGTCTAATGCTTCTAAAAAGTCTATTGGATAGTCTTTAGCGAATATTAAAATGTCTCTTTTTAATTCAGATGTCTTCATTGAATCTGTTTTACTACCTATTAAAACCCTACCCAAGGTTTCCATTTGTTCTACAGATAATTCTCTAGCTGCAATTAAAGCATCTACTTCGGCATTTATATATTCTAAATCTCTTTCAGCATTTTTTTCATGATCTACTTCTTCAAAAACTGTACCCTTATCTGGATGTAGTTCTAAAAATTGCTGCAACAATACATCTTCTCTTCTTGTGCTTAAAAAACCATCTTCAAATACAATAGTTCCTAATAAAGCAGAACCGTCTTGTTCGTCTTCAAATATTGACTTTTGATTAACAGCGTATCTTAACGCTCTATTAATCATCTTTTCTTCGTCAAAATAAACTAAAGGTTTTTGAGATGTGTTTCTAGATGCCAGCATTAGGCTTAACGGAGTGTGTCTTGTTTTGAGTTTATATACTCTCGCTTTTGGTGTTATTTTTTTCATTTTATTAAAATTTATTAAAGTAAGTAAAAAGGGGATGGCAAACCCACCCCCCTTAAATTGTATACAATTATCCTTTGAATATTACAAAGTTGTTTGCGCCCATTGTACAAAGAGCTCTTTCAGATAAGAATTAAATTGTATACAATTATCCTTTGAATATTACAAAGTTGTTTGCGCCCATTGTACAAAGAGCTCTTTCAGATAAGAAGTGAACTTCCATAGCATCAAGAGAACTTGTTTTAGCACCACCAACTGAACCAGTGATCCAAGTTTTGTATCTTCTGTCTTCTGTTTCAGAAGCTCTGTATCTTACGTGTAAGAATGGTCTCTTAGCGTTTCTTCCTAAGATTTGATCGTATACGTTAGTAGAACCAGCAGGTACAAGTACACCGCTAACTTTACCACCGTCAATACCACCTCTTAAAGAATATTCGTTAAGATATTTCCAATCTGACTTGTAGAAATCATAACCTCTTCTGAATCCAGTGAATCCAAGGTTAAGTGCCATTTCTTCGTCATTATCGAATAATCCGTAAGAAGTACCACCTGCACCGTAAGAATTCTGAGCAGCTAACATGTCGTCAATTGCGAAACCAAATTCTCTGTTTACAAATAATACATTCTCTTGGATAGCACCTTGCTTATCTAATCTTTGGATGATAGAATCGAAATCAGCTAAAGCTACAGGGAAACCACCGTTCCACACGTTACCTCTTGCTTCGATTGATTCAAACATACCTTCAGTACCAGCACTGTTAGCAATTGAAGAACCAGCTGGGTAAGCCGCACCGTTAAGGTCTGCTAATGCACCAGAAGCGTTTTCTGCAATTACACCTTCAATCATTGCCATTTCAAGATAATCGTCAAAACGAAGTCTTGTTTCATGCTCTGATTTTAAGTACCATAAGTATCCAGTAGCTCCATCTTCAGTAGAAACTTCAACCCATCCGATTTGTGCAGCATCTGAACCAGATACTTCATATCTATCTTTAATGATGATTGGCTTGTTTTCTAAGAAAATATCTTCAGCTTCCAAAGAACCAACCATTCCGCTAGTACCTTGTCTGAATTCTGAACCATATACAAATACTGTAGCAGCACCTGCATTCATACCTACAGCCTGAGCCGCTTCGTAATAAGCCACTTCAAAAGCATCAGCTGTACCAGCCACTGTGTCAACACCTACTGCTGTTACAATTGCTTTGTTTGAAGTTGCGCCACCATCTAATGAGATGAATACCGTTTGACCTACTCTGAAGTTACATGCAGCACCACCAGCTGTAATCCACGGAACTGCCGTAGATGCTGTAGCACCATCTGCTTGAGTTGTAGTACATCCTACATATTTTGTGTGTAACCTTCCTTGTTCCGCCCATTTGATAAGGTCAGAATTAGTTGGCATCTCAGCTCCTACCATTCTGATAAAAGAAGAGATTGTTCTGTTTCCGTATCTTTCGAATTCCTTTTCGTAAGTGTCGGGTAAATACTGATTCAAAAAGTTGAAATCAGTTATATAATTTCCAGGTAGAGCTGCTTTTACCGATGAGGGTGCTAAAGCTGGTCCTGGAACGCCTAATAATGCTCCTGCCATTTTTTCTATTTTTTAGTTGTTATTTATTTTTGTTACTTTTTATTCTAAGTGAATTACCGGAGCTAGATGATACTGAAGAAACTTTGAATTTTGCAGCTTGCGAAGTAACAGGTTTGGATCTTAATCCCATGTCGATGTTTTTAGTAGCTTTCACATCCGCTGTAATCCCGTCTGCCTTACCCTTCTCATAAAAGAATTTAGCAAATCCATCAGGATTAAAAGCAGCAGCTAGAGCTTTATGGTAACTTTCCGCATCTTTTAGGTATCCGTCTTCTGTTAAATGCAGGCTTATAAAATTATTCAAATCTGAATGATCACTTCTTGTTTTTTCTATATCACCGACAGAATATTTTATAACATCATTGTCGATTTTATATCCAAATCCTTCAAAGTCCTTAAAGTACTTATCTGTTTTAGAAGCAAACACATTGTTTCTTTTTATAATTTCGCCTTGGTCTACACTTTGTTCGCTAACATCACCTCCAGTTAAATCCGCCTTACTATTATCTACTGACTCAGTAGGAGTAAAATACTTTGATTTTAAATCTGAAAAATAATCTTTAGCTTTTTTATGTGCCTCCTTTTTCGCTATTTTTCGCTTACGAATGTAAGTTTCATCATCAATACTTTCATCAAAACTAAACTCTTCACTTATTTCAAAATCCAAATCTTCAGGATCTAAGTGAGGTTTAATTTCTGCATAGTATTCACGAATTAACTCATCAGGATCTACTTCTTTTAAGTCTCTATTGTATTTAATAAACTCATCAAAACCTTTTCCTGTATTCTTGTTAAACGATAAATAATTAGAAACTTCAGCTGGTAACTCGCTAGATGTGTCTTGTTTATTTTTAAACTCATCCAATGAAGCTATGTCACTGTCGTATCTATTTTTCAAAAATGAAAGAACTTGTTCCTCAGTAAGCTGAGGGCTTGGTGAATCTTCAGTAACAGGAACTTCCTTGTTGTTGGCTGATTCATCAATATTTTTATCTGAAACTTCTGTTGTTTCCACAACCTCTTCCGTTGTGTTTTCAGCTGCTCCAGCTTTCTCTAATAATTCTTCTTCTACTTGAGCCTGGCTCTTGTTTTCAGAAGTCACTTCTCTAACTTTCCAATTTTCCATTATATTTAATTTAATTTTATTTTATACAAAGGTACAAACTTTTTTCCTTATCTAGGTTCAAACTCTGCTAGGTCAAAGCCATCTAAGCTATCTTCGTTTGATTCAAAGTTTATAGATGGTAATTTTTCCTGTCTTTGTTGTATTAATTTAGATTGTTCTGTGTTTTGTTGACTAATTCTTTCTGACTTGGCTTTTTCTCTATCTTGCTCCCTACTCTTTAAACCGTCTACCTCTACACCTTGTAACTGCATTTGATACTGGAACTCGTGGTCCATTAATTCTTTCTTAAGTTCAGCTTCTGCTTTTAGCTTCTCAATTTGGAATTGAGCTTCAGCTTGTTCTATTTGCAATTTAGCCTGCGTTTCCATCTCTACCTTCTTCATGTTTACCTGAGCCGCCATCATTTGACTTTGCTCGTTAACCTGAGCTTGCTGTTGCATTTTTTGTTGCTCCATAGCTTGATCTTGTTCTTGTTTAGTTTTTTGCTTTAACTTCAAGACTTGGTTAGCCATTTTTAAATTTTTAACCTCTCTTATATCAATTGCGTCTGATAAAGATATTTGATCTCGCTGTAGCGCCATTTGTATATTTTGCTCAAGTATTTGTTTTTCTTCTTCATCGGGAGTCATTTCTATAAAAATACCGAAGTCATGTAGGTATAAATCCTTAATAGACTCAAGCGCATTAACATTGTATTTCCCAATTTGATTAACAAACTCTTCTTTAAATTCTGAATATTCAAGGACATCTGCAATTCTAAGAGACAAAGCTTCGGCTAGTTTCTGAGATATTTGAAGGTTGGCATCTAATATATGTCTGGTTGCTACATTAGAGTTTAAAGCTGCTAACTTTTGTAATCCAACTAAAGAATTGGGGTCAGGTGTAGAAGCGTCTCTAGCTTGATTGAGTCCGGTTACATCTCTTATCATATTTAGGTAGTGGTTGTAAGTTCCTATTAAACTTGACATCTTACCTTGACCGCTATTTGTTCCTAATTCCTGTATTGGTATTCTAGCATTATTGAATTCACCGTCCTGTGTATAGCTCCTACCTATTACACTACCAGTTTGAAAATAAAGCTTTAATGCATCTTCAGGGTTGTAAGCAGCTCCAGTTCCTAGGTCTACTTCGTTAAGTCCGTCTGCATCAATAAACACACCATCTGGAACTACTCTAGATATTACTTGCTGTAATTTTAAGTGAGTTATTTGTATTAAATCAGCGAAGTTTATCATTCTTCTAACTAAAGACTCAATAACCCCTTTGTACATTCTTGGTGCAGCGCCTATATAATTAGGTAATGTTTTTTGTGAAGCTGACTGAGGTCTAACCATATTTTTAGCTAACTCCCATTTTAAAACCTTAGGAGTACCCATTACCATTATACCGTCATACCAAACCTCTATCTTCTTTGATAGTTTTTCAAATTTTTCAGTTTCTTGTTCTGGAGGGTTGAACCCATCATCTTTTGGTATTACCCTTTCACCTCCATTATCTAACTTCTTTTTCTTATACACCATATTCTTGGTGGTTTTGTATTGATAAAAAAGCAATGTAACTACGTCTTTTTGAAACAGCGTATCTTGATATGGTCTAAGTATACCGTAATAATTATACCACATGCTAGACATTTTTGAAATCTCTTCTAATTCAGCATTAGTAATGTTTGGGTTTATTTTTACTAATTCAGTAATAGGGACTTGCTTTACTTCCCCATAGTAAAAACAATCATCAAAGGTTGGGCTTTCTGTATAGCTATACACTAGAGTAGCTGGATCCACATACTCAACTCTTACTCCTGATCCGGGATAAAAGTCATGTTTTACAAAGCTCACTCCTAAAGTCATTAAGTCATAATTCATTCTCTGCCTTATGCGTGACTTGTAGTGATTCATCTCTAGCACTGTATTAATAGCTTCTTCTTCGGCTATTTCTATAGCCGGCTTGTAATTCATTTGCATGTATAGGTTTAGCTCCGCTTCGTTTTCAGGTAACTCTTGTTCGGGGGTATTAAACATATTTATCCCTAAATCCGCTGCGTCTTGAAGTATAGGCTTTGCTATCATGTCAGCTGCAATCATGTTTTGAAATTGCTGTCTTTTTTCAGTAGATAAAGCGTCTTGAGCGTACGTTTTAATATCAAACATTCTATCGGACATACCATTAACAACAATATCCACAAACTTAGGTATGATAGGAACAGGCGTCCAATCTAGGTTAAGGTATGATAAATCTCCATCAACCGCAATTTCATTTTTATATTTCCCTATTGGCTGTTCTCCTCTTGCGTAAAGTTTTCGTCTATGAAACTCAATCCATTGACTGTAAAATCTACAGCCATTTCCGTCTCGTCTAAACCATTCATACTGTATTGATTGACCTACTTGTTGTCCATATTCTTCCGATGCTTTTACAGAATCACTAACGTCTTGATTCGGGAAGTTGGTGGGATTGATGTTTATTTCTATATTCTTCATTTATTTGAAAATTGCGCTGTGTCTACCTTTGTTGTCGTATGTTGCAAATTTAATGCTTATTTTTGACTCTTTTTTAACAGGGGTGTATAAATGCCTTTGATTAGCCATAATAGCTAACCCTGAACTGATTGAAGCATCGTATTTAGTTCTATTGTTTATGTTGAATTTTGCCCAATCATTTAAGGTTCTATTGAAACTCATTGAGCCCATTTCGTTTTCTTGCCTATGCATTCCATCAGAGTCAATGCCTACGTGTTTTTCTATGTAGCTTTCGATAGCAGCAGCGTGAGCTTGCTTAATATCTTCTGAGGAGTTAGGGATTCCACCTAATTCTTTTTCTGTCGATGAAAGTTTATGCTTTGGTCTGTCTGGTCTATTTAAGCTAAACCCTCTGTATCCTCTATTTTTAAAGTGATACAAAAGCCTAGGTTTGTTATTTTCTATTAATATAGGCATTCCGTAAAACACGCACGCCATTAATACTTCTTCAAAAAATATCTCCGCAGTTTGAGGTCTCGCTATGTATTCTAGAAAAAACTCATTGCTTGGAGCATCATCCATGTTAAATTTAGTAAGACCATGAAGAGCTCCGTTTGAGCCTATACCGCCTACAGTTCCTGATATGTCATAACTATCGCACCCGAAAGAACCCAAGTGTTCATTGCCTGGGTATTTAATGCCGTTTTTTACCACAAAACTATTTGTTCGGTGAGCTCTTGGAGTCCAGTTGATTATAAACCTACCTCTAGGATTAGGATTCCATATAACCTCGGTATCTTTAACACCGTCTTTCCACGCAAAAGAACCTCTAGTCAAATAATGTTCTGAAATTATAGAATCATTGTAGTCTATTTGCTGATATATTTTGTTTAAATTAAAAATAGAATATTTTGTTTCGTCTCTGAACGCATGCTCTTTTGTTCTGGGGAATTGCCTGTAAAACTCATTAAGAGCATCACTGTCGTTTTGTAAGGACTCTACTTCGTTTTTCCAGTAATCTAAAACACCTATTTTTATATACTCATCATCAATGCCTTTAATCGGTTTAATTGGTGAGTCAAAAACAGGGAATCCGTATTCATTTATGTATCCTTCAAAATTCCATTCCATAGGAATAAATAGAGAATATAAACCTGATTTAGTTTGTACGTTAGCATTTCTTTTTTCTACATCAGAGTCGTTAAATAGTTTTCGGAAATTCTCCCCTCCTTTGTCTAAAGCATTCGAAGTTGATCCCATCATGCATTTTCCAACTACTCTACTACCTAGTCTTAAACATGTTTTAGTAACTCTCCAATTATTAAGGATGTTCTCAGGTTTGTCCCATTTTCCGCTTTCATCATGCACCAAGAGTAATAGTTTTTCCCCATCATAAGAGTTATCTGAAGTATTTTTCCAGTCTATAACTGTGTCTAATCCATCTAACTTTAATTCTTGTTCTTTATTTAAACTCTTTCGTGTTATCTTACTAGCTGGTACTCTAAATGCTAATTCAGTCTTTGGTTTATCCATACCATCTTGTATGGGCTTAAAAAAGAAAGGATATCTGGTAGATATAGGGACTATTTTGTCGGTAAACATTTTCTTAGCATCTGCACCTGTCTTTGATAATACACCTATCCTTGCGTCTCTAGTAATAGTGGCTTGATTAACTGATTCAGAAGAGCTCATAAAAGAGAATCCAGAACGTCTGTTTTTTAAGTAACACATTCCAAAGCATCTTTTATCAGCCTTGCAAGCCTCCCAGAAAATATAAAACAATCTATTACTTTCCCTAAACTCTGGGAATCCTATATCTATCTTACTCCATTGTAAGTACATATAATGACTCCCAGTAATATAAGTGGGTTTATTGTTGTTGGTAAACCAATATCCTTCATCTCTTTTATTAAATTCCTCTTCTATATAGTTTACCCATTCATTTTTAAAGTTAGAGTCTTTTTTTTGCCAATCAAATATTGTCTTTAAGTATGATAATTCTTTTGGAATCTCTCTTCTCATCCACTTATTGTGTCTAGAGTAGACCTCTTTTGGTTTAGACGGTAATGCTATTTTTAAGCCTTGTATGTTATATACGTCTCCAATTGTTCCGTTCTTAGAAATAACAACAAGGTCATATTTTTCATTATATCCGTACGCCCAGGATTTGGATTTATTTTTTGTTTTAACAACACCTTTAGGTATAACATTACTTAATAATGTCATTAATGGGGTCCATCCATTTTGCGTATTGTTATTTTGAGTTTCTCTCTGCAAATCCAGTAAATGTTTCTTTTTTTAAGGGTTTCTCTTCAATAATAGCTCTTTCAGATTCTATTCGGTTTAGTATTTCAAAAGCATCAAAAATGGCTAATTTTTTAGTAGCCGCTGCGTTTTTAAGCCTGTCTGCCGCTAAGTCATCTTCTGCATCATATTTTATAATGTCTTCCTTAGCAACCTTAATTAACTCTTTTACAGCAACTTCCCCAGCTGTTATAATATCTTTTTTTAGTTTTTTTAAATCTTCACGCATAACTTACGACTGTCTACTCTATATAATATTTCATCGTTAATTTTGAACTCATATTCCATGTCTGGGGAAAAGGAAATTCTATCCCCCACATTTAATCCTATTGATTCTAAATACTTATTTCCCACCTCTATTTCTCCAATTAACTCCTCGTATTGGTCTAAAGATAGTAAATCATCTTCTTTTTTCGTAACTGGTCTTATAAAAGAATACTTTCCAGTAGATTTCCATTTGTCTTTTTTCTTGTAAAAATATATTTGATCAAAAGGCACTAGGTATAAGTCGTTAGTAAAATGACAAGGCCCAGACTCCTCAACACCTTTCATGTTATAGAATCTTCTAAACACATTATGGTGTAAAATAACTTGATCCCCATTTTTAATAGGGCCTTCGTAATTAATCGGAGTGCCCTCTATTACGCCAATTCTATTTGTCGTTGTGTGATCTTCTTGAGAGGTGCTTATTATTAGCTTTTTATTGCCTTTTTTGCTTACATTATCATACCTCTGACCGCCTAGTGGTTTAAGTAAAAAATCTAATGCCGGTCTCATGGTTAATAGTTTATATTGTACTCTATGACAAAGGGCATAGTCACATTAAAGTTTTTCCACAGAACTATTTCTCTTTTCTTGTTTTCAACATACACTGAAACACTTCCGTCTTTTTCTTTCTTTATTACGTGAATAGTGTACGATGATAAAACAGGTTGTCCTACTACATAATTCATAGAAGATTTATAGTCCCCACCTATGGAGACTTTTCTAATATATTGCATTTTATTTTAATTTAATCTTAATAAACTATAGCCAACACACACGGTCCTCCAGCGCCCCCTGGCACAGGGATTCCAGCGGCAGTTAAGTTGACGCAATAAACATCCCCAGGCTGTAGTCCTGCTGCTAATGCAGCATTGTTGTCTGGGTAAACATAAGCGTTAGCCATAGCTTGAGCTATTACAGCACTAAAAGCTAACATAGGATTACCTAGTCTTTGTACAGCTATTGCAGATTTTCCTATTGATATACAGTCGTCTTCTGCTGATGCTGATTGACCTATAGTTACACTATTGTTTGATGGTGCACCAGCGTTGGCTTCATGACCAATAGACACTGATTCCGTTGCGCTTTCAGCTAAAGACCCTACAGTTACAGACTGACTTCCGCCCGAAGAAAAAGACCCCACTGTTACTAAGTCGTTTATTGTAGTTCCAGCTGTTGCTGCATTTTTACCTATACAAACATTGCCATTTCCTGTGGTGGTAGTAAAAGCTGAACTATGACCTACACTTGTGTTGTTTGTACCTGTAGTTAAACTGTTTAATGTGTTGTGACCTATAGCTACATTACTACTTGTTGTATTAGCTGTGGTATTACCTAGTGTTCCAAATCCAATTGCTACGTTTTCATTACCTAAGTCACCTGTTGTGTTGTCGGCACTTAAATGACCTATTGCTATATTACTATTAGTAGTGACTATAGCTTTTCCGGCAGCAGTACCCATTGCAATGTTAGAGTTTCCAGTGGTAACATTTCCTAAAGCTTCGATACCTACCGCTGTATTGTTTTGTGATCCCGCAATTGCTGATCCTAGTGACGCTCTTCCATACTGTAGGTTATTAGCGCCTATTGTACCAGCTGCATCTCCAAAGACAACCTCTGCTTTAATTCTTGAAGCTAATATAGTAGATGAAGTTGCATTTCCTTTTCCAATTGTAATATCTTCGTTAGCTACATCTATAGCTATAACGTCTTGTGATTCCGGAGCTCCAGATGCGTTACCTACCCAGAAGTTATTTGCTGCTATGTTTGGAAGGTCGTTTATTCTACCTACGCAAGAAACTTGCATAGAACCATTAGCTCCTGTTTTAGTAATTACACCTACGTTTTGAACTCCCACGCCTAATCCACTAGGTCTGTTAACGGTAAGTCCTAAAGGGGATGCTACAGCATCATATGGGCCTACATAAACAACGTCATTTATACCAACTGCGCCATCAATTTGAGTAGTATCAATATCTACTTCTCCAGAAACCATTGCTTTTGCATCATTTCCTTTAGCTGTAGTTGTGGTGATAATACCTACTGCTGGTTGTTTAGGGTTTAAAGGACCTGGAGTAGATAAGTCAACTGCTGGGTAGTTGTTTGGTCCAGCTGGATTATTAGCTATAAAAACAGGCATTCCTGGTAAAAACGTAGCGATAGTACTAGCTGCTTGTATATGAACACCTATCTCTACTGCTCCAACAGTCAGTCCAGAAGTAGATGACCAACTTACAGGGTTTCCAGCACCTCCGCTTGTTAGTAGTTCTCCAGCGTTTCCAGCGTTTCCGCTTGCGTGAATATCTAATAAAAAATCCGCTTTTGACTCAAACTGATGTTTAGTTACGGAAGTTATCCCAGCAATTCCAGTTAGTTTGAATTCAGAATTACCTGTAAATGTTTTTAAATTTATTTCATCCTCCGCTTGTATGGAAACATCATCCGGTCTTGTAGAAGATGCAGGTCCTCCAATTTGTATCGCAGATCCTATACTTCCGTCAGTTATTAAATTTAAAGTGTTGTCAGCGGATACTTTAGTTTCTTTTCCTGTGACGGTAGTAGTGTTTAACGAGCTAAGGGTTCCATCGTGTCCAGCAATTATGTTTACGTTGCCTGTGACAGCGTTATTAGCTTTAATAGATACTATTCCATCACTTTCAACATTGAACGTGCCTAAATTAGTAGCTATAGAGCCAGCGTTAAAACCAACACCAGCTATACCAGGGACAAACTCATAACCAAATCCAGCTGTCGGGACAGTAAAGTTTAGGTTTGTAGCAGGGGATGCTTTTATTTCTCCCCCACTCATTACCACGTCACTATTGACATCATTTAATTTTAAGTGTCCATTAGAAAGGGTTATTCTATCTGAAGCGCTACCAGCATTGTATCCTGCATCTAAAGAGATATAAGCTACATTTCCTATTCCTATAACATTACTACCTAAGTTTATAACACCGTTCCATGGGCTTGAATTATTATAAGCGTCTGCTGGACCAGGTATAGGGTTAGGTGAGGCGTTTAAAACCTCTAACAAAGTTACTTCTCCGTCAATAAAATCGGCTAAGGCTTGAACAGTTACTGTTTTAGTTAAGTTGCTTTGAGTAGTATCGGTTAATACTAAATAGTCGCTAGCAACTGGAGTTATATTAGGATATGCGGTAGTGTTAGATATTTTAGCCATTTTCTTTTTCTGTTATTTCACCAGTCTTTATGTTGACTACTGATTTTTCTCCATATTTTTTCATCAGAGTTTTTTCCAGTAATCCAAACTGACTTTTTAATTCGTTTACATCATTTATTACACTTTGCTTGTGTAATTCTATGTCTCCTAACTGTAATTTTAAACCTTGAAATTGTGTTTGAATTTCTTGAAGTTTACTTAATTCTTCGTTAGTTACTTTTTTTACTTGTTCTTTTACGTTTTCCATTTTATTTAATTTAATTGATTGTTTGTTATATGCAAAGATAACTATTTTTTATCGTTTTAAGTTAGTTATTTTTTCAGCGCCTCTACTTCCGAAGTAAGCCACATAAACCGTTATAAGTAAAGCTTCCATTAATGAAACCCACCCATCGTTTATTTCTAAAACTATAGTAGAGTCCAATACTATAAAAATAGTCATAGAAATAGTTAAATAAATCAAAGTTAATGGTCTAGTATTCTTACTCAACCATGAATCCGAATTCATATCACTATCCCATCTTTTTGAAATGTTGTTCATTTCAGCTATATCTTGATCCAATAGCTTTAAAGCCATTTCTTTGTCTTGTGGAGGTAATTCGGTGTCACTGGAGATAAGATTTTTAACTATTCCTAAACCACCTTGATCCGGTAAAAACTCGCCCACTGTATCTAAAATAAGAGGGGCTTTGTCTTTTAAGAAAATACCTACCTTAGTTTCTTTAAATTTCTTTTTGTCTTTTTTCTTATTGCTCATCTATTAAAGTATATGTAAAACTATTTCCCCAATATTTTTCAGCTTTTTTGCATAAATCAATAAACAACTCAAACTCATCGGAGTTTTGAAACACTTGGCATCCTGCTGAATACCCGTCTACCGTTTCTCTTTCTCCTTCACTAGCCTTGTGGATGTTTATTCCAAAATACCCAGATATAATACTTTCTTCTATCATATCATAATGAACGTCTTCGTCTTCGTCTCTATAAACATCTACTTCTCCTCCACGCTGAACTAATGCTGTGTAAGTGTAATGAGTACCTAGCTTATACACGCCTTTATATTGCCCTGGAACGAGTATGGCGCACCCTTTAGGATTCATTGGGGTTTGTAAGTATTTTAACCCTGGAAGAGTGGTCGCTTGAAATTCTAGATAATTCCATCTTCCCTCATACTTCCAAAATACAGAAATATAATCATTAAATAAGTTTGTAATAGGATTAGAGTCCCTAACTCCTACAATGTTTAAATTAAAAGGCTTGCTGTCTGATTCGAAAACATCGTGCCCCTTTGACTTCATTAAGTCTATTATGTGATTGACTTTACACATCTTCATCTTGACTCCAGAAAGGAGTGGACATTAACTCAATGCATTCTTCATGATTTAAAATCTCTTCCGGAATAACCGTAGAGTCAGCTATAAAAGTAGGCTCTATAGTCCATGAGATAACAAACTGAGTTCCATTAATAGATCTCCTAACAGTGCTTGGCGCTGTTTGAACTACTTGAGCAAATTTTATTTTGTCTAAGTCGCTTGATGTGTTGCATATAGCATATATTCTACTCATAATTTACGTGTTAAAGTGTTTCTACACCGTTTATTAATATTTCTACATATCCAGTACCTGAGAAACTGTTATTTACAATTTGACCAAATGTACCAGAACCAGAGGTTCCTGCGTTAGAGGCTATCCCATCGTTAGGTGGGTTTGGAGTGTCAATATATCCAGTTACTAAGTTTCCTAATGTGTCTCCGGCTGTGTTGTCCCATTTTATAGGGGTTACACCTGTGTGTTGAATAGCCCAATAATCACCAGTGCTAGGTAAGCTATTAAAGGATACTCCACAAAAAAAATCAAAACAACCAACAGTTTGTTGGCCTAGTGTTAATGTGCCTGTATCATTAGTCATTCCAGTTGCGTAAGAAGGATTTGCCTGCACCCAGACTTGTCCGAAAGGTGTTGGTTCTGCGGTATCAGGTAATAAAATAGACATATCACCACTTGCAAAAACTCCAGTTCCGGTTTCGTTGTCTGCCCAGCTTAACCCCATTTCATGTGTAGTATTAAATACTCCGTCTCCTGGGTTTATTTCGCCTTCAGGGGTAGTGCCACTATCGATTAAATTTTGGATTTGTGACCTACTAAGAGCTCCCCATTTATAAAATCTTTGGTATGACATATTATCTAATTTCTACGGTTTGTACTAAAGTTAAGTAATTTCTGTAAGTATCACTTGTACTAGCTCTTTGTTCTACAACTTGTCCTACATGATCAGAAGTAGCCCCACTGCTACAGAAGAAAAGACCATCCGTACTATCAAGTTTTGCATGCAATCCTTTCTGCGCTGAGTTTTCAAAAAAAGCAGGCCATAATCCAGAAAATGCTATTACAATCCTGTCTGCGGTTCCAGCACTACTTGTGCCTTCCTTTAATACTCCTAAATAATTTCTTTCAACTGCGTCACCTAGTTCTACATATCCACTTGTGTTTTGTTTGCAAGAATAACCACCGTCATCTGGATAAGGTTGACCGGCTCTATCTCCAGAGGGGATATTTCCAGGAGGAGGGAATTCACCTTCACTTATAATGCTAGGATCAGTTAAAGCTTCAAAACATTGGTTATTCACCCAGTTTGTTCCGCTATATATTTCAATTAGGTTTAAATCTGTATTATAAACAGTATCTCCTTCTTGTTTTCCGCTTAATGCGTTTATTTCAGTTTGAGTTTTATGTCCGTATGTAAAAGGTATGGGTTTATAGCTCATAATTAATATATTTCGTTTGAAGTTCCCCATAGCAGTACAATACCTCCATTAACGGTGGATCCTCCTGCGTTTGTAATTATAGGGTAATTAGCCGTACTCATAGTTCTTCCCATGGCGCCTGTGTCTTCACCTGATTGACCATATAAACCTCCTAATACCATGTACATGTGATCTGTATAAGCTAAAACGTTAGTTCTTTTAGCTGGCCAAATACCGGCCATTGCTACAGATCCTACTCCTTGGTCCGCTATAGTTTCTAAACATATCCCAAAGGGTCTAACTGAAGGAGTTGTAGAGGAACCAGTTGATTTTTCAACTACCGGTCTACTATTTGTAGGTGATGTAGCGGCTGTGGTAGCTATTTGTACAGTATCTCCCATTTCAATATTACTTCCCTCTACATTACAGCATTGATAGATCCCTGCTCCATACCAGTGGTGGGTTCCAACCGCATCTCTATATGCTGTCAATAAATGATAAGCATTAATAGGATCTCCATCGGGATCGTCAAAAGGAATCTTACATATTACCGTATCTAAGTCGGAAACAATCGCATCCCAATCTCTACTAGCGTTAGGTGCAAATATTTCATTAAACTCAAGTACACCGAAGGTTGTACCGCTTCTATGTGGATCAATGTAACTCATAAATTTTTATTTTATCCACCAATCAGTACCATCACAAATAAACTCATAATAAGTATTGATAGACGGAAGGGGTAATCCAGTAGTATCTCTAACCACAGAATCAATTTTTTTACCTGTTTGTGTTTTTACTACACAAGTGTTACTCGCTAAAGCTTGAGATATGTACTTCACTCCTATAGTGTCTCCGCTAACGCCAGCTGGTAGGGTAACTACAGCATTTGCTGTCATTCCAGTTTGTACTAAATATACTGTTCCAGCTACAGCTGGGCTTATACTTCCGTTTAAGGTGCTAACAGTCATTCCTCCTGATGGTGTCTGCCATGTTCCATTTCCAGTTGCGTCTGAAGTTAAAACCTTGCCAGCAGCTGGAGCGGTCTGTATTTGAATTTGAGAGCAAACTAACTTCCCTAAGGAGCTTCCCCCTCCAAACAATACTAATTGTCCATCATCTGAAGCTGTTAGCCAAGTGGTAGCTGAGTTGTTAACCTTAAAAGCAGCGGTCATAGAACTTAGTCCGGTCCCTTCAACTGTTAGCCTTGCGTTAGGCGATGATGTTCCAATGCCTACATCTCCAGTTCCTACAGGGTCAGGAAAGTAAATATTATTTCCACTTGTTGTCCAAGGTGATGAACCTCCAGATGGAGCTGCCCATTCCACTCCGTATTCAGAAATAGCACTGTTAGCTGTTAATACATGACCATCGGTTCCTATAGGAATTGATCCTGTTAAATCAACTGCACCTCCTATTGTTCGACCTACAATTAAAGTACCTTTTCCTTTACTAGCAATCGTGCTTAATGCGTTTCCAGTACCTTCGCCCACTACTACATTTCCTTCAGTTAGTCCTGCTGAACCTACACCTCCATTATTAGCTGATAATACTCCACTTATGTCGGTTGATCCAAGAGCTAAACTTACTGGTAGTATAGAACTAATTATATCATTACCCGATATTTTCACATTAGTTCCGGGGGTTCCGGTTATGTACCCGGCTAATCCGGTTATATTTGCTAGGGTGCTTTCGGATGTGAATTGTGAAAACTTTTCTGCCATTTTATTTTTTTTTACAAAGTTAATTATTTTTAAGGTATAGTTATATCTACTAAGTCCCCTTCTTCCATATTTACCGTCCAAGCGTTACACTCAGAATCTGGAGTAGCCTTAGGTAGGTTTGGGGTTGTTGGTCCTGAAATTGAAGGTAATAATGGTAAAGTTGACATATCTCCGTTTATTCTGTCATAGAATACCGTGTTAGTTCCTATTAAGTTGTAGTTGTCTAATGAGGCCTCTACAATTAATTGAGTCCCATCTTCAGCGGTTACCTCTATACCTGCTTCCGTTACTATTCTATTAATATCATCGTCCGCAACTGCGTTATCTAAATACCAATTATTACTGTAGGATGAGCTTGGGTAGGATAAATTATCTCCAAATTTAAACCATCCTGTACATCCAGCGTTTAGACTTTGGGGGCTTTTAGACCTAGCAAACAACTCGTCAGCTTGAGCAGAAGTTAATAATTGATTATAAAAAGCAAAATCATCCATCCAACCATCAAAAGGTATACTTCCGCTTGGAACTCTATTCCCTATACAAATTGTCCAAGGCCCTCCAGTGTTGTCCATTGGGTCGGTTCCAACCGTTGAAGTTCTGGAGCCCATAGGAGACCCTACAGTTCCTACTTCTAATGTTAATAATTTAGTGGTTTGGTTGTATGTTGCACAGAAGAAATTCCACTCTTCTTGAAAAACACTCCTACTTATTTGATCATATGCAGTTCCGTTGTGACTCACCCTAAAGATAAGATTAGATCCGTTTCTGTATATTAAAAATCCATATCCATTTAAACCATCTCCCGATTGGACAACAGCCATAGATCCTGGCTCTGAACTTGGGACTATCCAGCCGGTTATGGAGAAATTTACATTAAATATTCCTAATGAAGCGGTTGTTCCTAATCCGTTTCCTAATAAATAATACTGACTGCTAGCTTCATCTAAATGTAGCGCATATGCACTTTGCTTGTTGATTTGACTATTCTCTTTCCATGTGTAAAAGTTTTCTTGCCATGTAGGAGCGTTTTTAGTAGTCCAAAAAGCAGCTATATTAGAGGCTATATTGTAATCTCCACTGTCTACTAGTGGGTTTATTGGCGAACCTCCGTTATAAATAGCTAAGGCTATGTCGTTTGTTATTACAGTGTTGTAAGCAACACCTTCTGTCATTTGACCTTCAAAAAATCTAGTTCCTGATTTATTACAACCAAAAGAACCTGATCTAGCTACAAGTGGGGATGCGCCATCTTGATTGGAGTATGATACATTACCATTATAACCCCCAGGATTAAAGGTTACAAAGGGGTATGGATTACTTGTGAATGCTAACGCAGATGGTTGACCGTTTATCCATAGTGACCATGAAGGACTTGATCCGTTAGCGTCACTATTCCAAGTACAACAAAGATGAGTCCATTGATTTACTGGTATAGTTTGATCTGATAGTCCAGACTTTCTAGCTGTAGAAGCTGTTCCTGTAGCTCCGCCCATTTGAACTATTATTCTATTAGAGTTATGGATATTTAAAGTTAAACCAGCTTGAAGGTTGGCATCTACACCTGAATTATTGTTAGCCCAGATAGGCATATCGTAATTTGTCCTTGTTGGCCTTACCCATATTGAAAAACTAAATCCATCGGCATTAATCTCTGCTTGCTCTGGTTGGATTCTTTGGGTTTTGCCATTTTGAAATGGGATATATTCATCCACTCCATCAAAGTTCCAACCCTTTTTAACGACATATCCTGAACCACCTAATGGGATTTGGTGGAAAACTGTTGCTATTCCCGCTCCTAATCCTGTTATCATTTACCAATTTGCTATTAAATCCGTTGATGTTGTTCCTGTTGCGAATACTTTGTATACTTGAATAGGTAAAAATGTTCCTCCTTTTAGCCCTACATAAGTAACTACACTTCCTCCTGCTGTTTCTACCTTTACGTTGCCATCTGAACCGATGTATAAAATACAACCTTCAGACCTATTAAAGTTGGGATTTAAGTAAATACTGTAATCCTTACCTGTTCCAGTAAATATATCAGCTGAAAGAGTTATTTCTGTAGCGCTATCTACGGACACTACTAATGCTTTTGTTGAGTCTGTTTCATTAACAACTATATCTCCTTTTCTCAAATCGGAAACAGAATTAAATGTAGCTGTTGAGTCTTTTAGTTTATTTACCGCTACCGGTCCAGTATTTGACCCAGTTAAGCTAGAGCTGTTAGGGACTGGTAATTGAATAGTATCACTTGGTATTACTACTGCTGCAACGGAGGGTTGTAATTTTTGGTATGCCATTTTAGTTTTTGTTTTTATAAGGGAACATCCTATTTAAAGTATCACGCCTATGGTCACATCCGCAATCAGATCCTAGCGCTCGTGCTCCCTTTTCTACAACAGACTTTATTCCAGTTACTGAAGTAAACTTATGAATTGAGTCACCGAGTCCTTTTGATTTATTTTGGTGTGCCATGATTAAATGTTATATTGCAAAGATAACAATAAAATTATACTATAATGAAACATAGCTTCATGAAGCACTGGAGAGTTGTTAAATACATAATTAAAAAACAATACAACATTGGAGTTGTGGATTTAGAACTTATAATTTTCCTATATAGTGAAGGTAGGTTTACTAAAGATGATTTTGAATGGTATAAACAAATAGTGCCATGGGACAATCACAGGTTTACTAGACTCATGAAAGAAGGCTGGGTAAAACAATGGGGTACGAATTACAAACATAGAAGAGCTACATATGAATTAACTCATAGAGGGAAAACTATGGTTGCTAGAGTGTATAGGTTATTACTTGAGGAGGAAAGGTTTCCAGATTCAGACGCTACTGTTATAAACAAGAGAAAAACCTATACTAACAATAGGTATAGAAAAGCTATTAGAGACTTAAACAAGGATAGGTCTTTTTAATAAAAAAAGTCAACAACCCGATTCTGAAGCGAGGTCATTGACTTTTATACGTTTAATTTAAAATCAGCTTAAATGTAAGAATTATTTCTTACAATTCAAACATTTTTCTTCTTTTTTAAATGCTAGAAACATTTCTCTAACAGCATATCCAAAACCAACACCAGCATAAAGAGGGTGAGATTCTAAAAGTAATGCTGCACCTATTAATCCAGCTGCTACAGCTTTAGATAAAGGGTGATTAACTATTCCTTTAATTTTTTGCATAATTGTTTTTTAACGTCTCATTTTGGTTTTCCCTTTAGTTTTGGGACGATTATTTCTATTGGCACGAGAAATAGGGAATAAACTTTTTTGTTTGGTTGCTTTCTTTTTTGAATGAGCACCCATTATATCCCATGCGCTTTTCTTTTTAGCGGTAGTTGCTTTCTTTGCTCCCACTACTTCTTGAATATTCTTGAGTTGTTACCTAGGTGTTTTTCGTATTTCATACCGTGGTCTCCACCGTAAGCGTGTCCGTAAATCTTTTTAGACATTGCTTTAGACTCATCTCTTCTGTCTTTTAAAGATTGCTTGTGATGACCTTTATGTTTGTTTCCTAGAGACTCATCAAGTCTTGCGTTATATCCTTGTTTCATAATTGTTATTTTTTCTTTTTAGGTTTTCCTTTTACTTTTAGTAATTTTTTATTATTCTTCTTAGCTTTTTTGCTTGCACCTCTTGCGCCTGCCGCAACTATAGCCGAAGCTGCCTTTTTGCTTATCCCTTGCTTTTTAGCAATTGAGTTAGCAACATTTTTAAATCCTTTTACTTTTTTCTTAGCCATATACAAATATACTAATATTTTCCTTTTCTTGAGGAGGGGGAGCTTTTTTTGGAACCACCCTTGCCAGCCCAAAGGTTCTTACACGACCAATACCTAGCTGTCAACTTAGACTTAGCGGAAGAACACTTGTGGCGAGCTTTAAAACTTTTTCTAGCTGCGGCTGAGTAATTGTGACCATATCCTTTGGCTCCAAAGTGAATCACCTTCTCTTTACCTCCTTCACACCCTTTGACCATTTTTTTCTTTCCTGGTCTTGTGGATGATCTAGGCTTGTTACAGGCCATTTTTGATTTATCTACTCTAGCCATTAATATTTCTTTTTAGCTTTCTTAACTTTTTTTCCAGTTTTTTTTGCATGAGCCTTAGCTTTTTTCATACCATCTTTGGTATATGCAAATTTCTTTTTTCCTACTGTGGGCATAATTATTTTCTTTTTCCAGCTCCACAAGCTTTTCCAGTTCTAGTATCTACCCACTTTTCTTTTTCCCATCTCTTTAGATTAGATCCAGCTTTAGTCTTTCTTACTTTACCTTTCTTTTTACGACACTTAGCTGTAGCTTGAGCTGCACGGGCAGACCATTTACCGTAGCTTCTCATTACTTTTTTATAGCAAGCGTCTTTAGGCATTACAATCCTTTTTTCTCTGAAATGGTCTTTGGAATACTAAACGCTTTCCCATGATTAGATTCAGCTAAAGGAAACGCTAGGTTTCTTTTTTCGTATTTCTTTTGGGCTCTGTCCATTATCTTCTCAGCTTTTTTTTCTTTTCCTTTTCCCATTAATTTAATTGCCTTGTCCTGCTTTGCATCATATGCGTTTTGAACGTCTTGGTGTGATTTTATTTTTCCCATGATTGTTTTTTATACTGTTCTTAAAATTCCTCCTGTTTTTGGATCTACAGTTCCAGATTTCGTTGGAGTAGGTAGGGCACATTTTCCTTTCACCCATTTACCTTTGTGTTTAATACAATCTTCTTTGGTTTTTATCTTGCCGTTTTCTATAGTAATATTTTTTTTCATAGTCTTTAATTATTTAACCATTAATTTTTTTTATTAATCCATGTAGTAGTCCTCCGCCTATTATAGCTGCGTTTGTTTTAACCATTTTTCTATTAAAGTCGTTAAATTTTTGATCAGTAGACCTAAGGTCCCCAAATTTTTCTTTTTGATTTTTATCAAATTTTCTTTGACTTTGAGAGTAGTCAAAACCTGTGTGTTCTGATTCTGATAATGGCTTTCCTAAATTTCTTTTTTTTCCCATGATT